CACGGGCGCAGCAGAACGACGCAGCTCACCGGCTGAGAGTCGTACCCCTCCGTCAGCACCGCGACGTTGACCAGAACCTGCACGTCGCCCTCGTCGAAACGCCGCAGCAGAGCGGCCCGCTCGAAAGATGACGTCTTGCCGCTCACGACCGCCGCATTCACACCCTCGGCGCGAAAGGCTTCCGCCGCGTGTTCGGCATGGCGCACAGTGGAGGCGAACACGATGGTCTTTCTATCCGATGCGAGCTTTTTCCACTCCCGCACCACGGCGGCATTGTGCACCTCCATATCCAGCACGGCCTCGGCCTCGTTCATGTCGAATTCGCCGGAAGCGGTCTTGCGCAACGACGCCAGCCGATCGTCCGTGCCTTCAAGCGTGCAGACGAACGTCCGGGGCCGTACGAGGAACCCCATTGCGATGAGGCTGTGCAGGGAAAGCTGATCGCAGCAATTGCTGAAGATATGGCGCAAACCTTTCCCGTCGCCCCGCGCGGGCGTGGCCGTGACCCCAAAAATCCGGCAGTCCGGGTTCTTATCCCGCACGGCGTCCACGACCTTGCGGTAGCTCGGGGCCACGGCGTGATGCGCCTCGTCGATGACGAGCAGATCCAGTTTGGGAATGGTGGATAGAGCCCTGTCCCGGCACAGCGTCTGCACCATGGCGAACGTGGCGTCCCCTTTCCAGTCTTTGATGTCGGCGTTGAACATCCCGACGCGGGCGCGCGGGTTGACCTCCCGATATTTTTTCGCATTCTGGAAGGTCAACTCGTCACGGTGCTGGAGAATAAGCTGCTTTCCGCCGACACGTCCGGCGAGCGCCGACAGGAGCACCGTTTTGCCCGCGCCCGTCGGCGCCACCGCCAAGGTGTCGCCATGCTTTTTCAGCGCGGCGACAGCCTTGGAAACCATTTGTTCCTGGTACGGCCGCAAGATCATTTTTCTACCTCGCCCAAGCGGGAACGGGGGTAGGGGACGGAGCGGGTGCAGAAGGACGGGCGGGTTCCTGTTGCGCGCTCCACCCGGAGCTGGAGGTCGCCTGCGGCTGGCCGTACTCCTTCATGTCCGGCGTGATCACCGTATGGATACGGTTCTTGTCGGCATATTGCCCGGTCTTGTCCTTCTCGACGCCGAGCTTGGCAATGAACCTCAGCCCGCAAAAATCCTGCCAGCCCTCGATGCGGCGCGCGGCCTGTGCGGACTCTCCCATATCGTCGGGACGAATGCCCCGGGCACTTTCCAGAATGGCGCGCAGAGTAACCCGCGTGATGTTGCCGGCTGTGGATTCGCCGCGTTCATTCAGCTTGCCGCCGGAAACGATCAAAAACTGCCAAATCTTCCGCTTGGCGTACGGCCCCTCGGAAACGACGAATTCGCAATCCAGCATCAGCGCGTCGGACGACTGCGATTGCTTGAACCAGCCTCCATCTCCGGCGCCACCGGGCCGGATGCTCATGGTCAACGGGACGATGGTGCCCGCGGGGATCGGGTCGAAACCGGAAGACTGCCTGTCGGCACCGTTGAAATCGTAGCTCATGACTTATCCTTTCAGATTATAGGTGTAAGAAGAAATAGCCTTGCGTTCGCCCCGGTGGATTTTCTCCATCAGCCCGCCAAGGTGCGGCTGTTCGATCATGTCCAGTTTGCCGGACCGGTCTCCGGCCGGATAGTTCCACGGGTTGGGCCGGGAACAGACAAACGCTCTGTACGGTGCCCCGTCGTCCGTCTTCAATTCGGTCATGGTGACGACTTGATCCACAATGCCGGGGAGTTCCAGTCCGGTCTTGGCTCCCTCAATCTGCGGTTCGAAAAACTCACGATTGAAGTCGTCCCGTTTGGCGTCCAGCAGGCCTACGAACCAGACGTTGCGCCCACGGATATACTGAAGCTGCGTCACCCAGCGGATCATCTCCTTTCCGAGCAGTCCGTACGCCCCGCGGGAATCCGGCTTTCCCGTCTTCTCGCTGAAAGCTTCCGGCTGGCCCGATGCCCACTGGAAACACAGCCTCGAGGCCACAGTGATGGAGTCGATGAAGAGAGTCCGGTATTTTTCCGTCGTGGCGGGATCGCCATACTGCCCAAGCACATAATCGTAATGAGCCTGGCTATACGGCTGGTCCGGACGCATGGCGGGGTTTGGCCCGCCGAGAAAACAGGCCACGTCCCGGGCCGTCTCCCAGTCCCGGATCTCGAGCGAGTCGCCGCCCCAGCCCCGTACGGACAGCCCGCCCGCCTCAAGGTCGAGGAACAGCGTCGTCTCCGGGTCAAGCGTCCACAAAAGGGAAGTCTTGCCGATCTTCGCCGGGCCGAAGATGACACCCTTGATGCCGCCCTGCTCCTCCATCCGCTCATCGGCGGTGATGATGCGAAAACCGTTCATGGGTGCCCTCCTGCGTTTACGGACGACACCGGAGTGGCCCACAGATCCGGCCGGAGCAAATGGCGGCTGATGCCAAGCCCCCGCTCGTACCTGACGGCGTCCTCAGCCGAGATGGCGCGTGTCCCGTTACAGTGCCGCCACACGGTGGCATAAGCGATGCCCGTCCGCCTGGCGGCTTCCGCCGGGGTCAGCCCCATCTGATTGATGAGCAATGCGAGTGTGTTCATAAGTCAAGATTATTGACTATTGTCAAACTAAATGCAAGACAAAAATCTCTCTTAGTCAAATTGACATATGTCAATTGTTTCCATACAATTATCCCATGTACGCAGAAAAAATCCTCCACATTTTGAAAAATTACGTCGAACGCGAGTTCAACGGCAATGTAACGGCTGCCGGATCCTACTTTGGCATCAACCCGCACACGCTGCGCCGCTGGCTTCTCGGGGATCGCACACCTACGCTCAACGAACTGGGAAAAGCCCTTGATCTCATGGGAATTGACGTCCCGGAACATGGTGAACGTCTCGAGGGGTATGACATGGTTCCGAAGGTGACCGCACGGGCCGGAGCGGGTTCGTCCCTGATCACGTCCGACGAAGTGCTCGGGTATTACGCCTTCCGCCGCGACTTCCTGAACCGCGTGGGCATCCACTCCAAGGAATCCGTCATGCTCGACGTCATAGGCAACAGCATGGAGCCGCTCATCCGCCACAAGGACACCATACTCGTGGATCAGTCGGTCAAGGAACCGAGCGACGGCAAAATCTTTCTCGTTGGCCTCGGTGAGGAGCTTTTGGTCAAGCGTCTCCAGCGCACTGCCCGCGGCTGGCTTCTGCGCTCGGAAAACCGCGATTTCGCGGACGTAGCGGTGGAAGGTCCCGACCTTGAAGCTTTCCGTGTCTATGGACGGGTGCGATGGTTTGGAAGGGTGCTGTAAAAATCCCCGCCGGAGCAGGGAAGAAGGAGAAAGAGAAAAACAAGTTACAAGCAATACAAATAATAAAAATATAAAAATTGATGCGAGGATAGAAGCATGGAGCAAGGATTATATATTACTCATAAAAAAGAGCAATTCAGCATTGCTTTTATTCAAGCAATCGCAACATATGCAGGCTGTAACATAGGTAGATATGCCGTAGATAACGATAGCATTGATATTATGTTATCAAAAAAAGATATATATGGACGGCTACTTGACAGTGCTGACTTAAATATACAACTAAAATGTACAGAATTAGATTTTTCTGATGATGGCAATATACATTTCAATTTACCAATAAAAAATTATATAGATCTCAGAAAAAGAAGCGCATCTCCGCGTATATTAGTAGTACTAAATATACCAAAAAATATTGACTGCTGGCTGATGCAAACTAATAATTTACTTATTTTGCGCCGATGTGCATATTGGATTAGCCTGAGAGATTTAAATGATTCTAATAATATAAATAGCGTTACTGTATTAATACCTAAAATAAATATGTTTACTCCAGATACACTGTGTAATATTATGGAAAAAATAGCCGATGGAGAAAGCATATGATTGTAGAAATAACAGATGAAAATGCGTTATATGCTATTTCGCCACTAGATTTATCTGGATATATAAAAAGCAAAGGAGCTATCCGCAAAGGAGACTATAGAGATGTTGCAGGTGTATGGGAGTATAAATCAAAAACAATTCTTGTACCAAAAGATAAAGATTTAGCAGATTATACCCATATTATTGGCTCTGCGATATCACGTATTTCTGATATAGAAGGTAGAAACCAGATATCTATATATAACGATCTAAAAAATATGGGATTTGATGTGATTCGTGTGGCAAACGAATCACTTTCTACAAGTAACGGAACTCTCCTGCTTGAAAAAAGTTTTGAACTTATTCGAAATGCACAGGATATGTTTTTGGCTGTGGCATGTTCTGCAGCTACAGGAAAATCTAGCTACACATCTAGAAAACCTCAAGACGCTGAATCATTTATAAAAAGTGTGCGCATGGGGCAAACAGAGCATGGAAGCTACGTTTTGACGCTACTTTCACCTGTTGTTCCAAACCTATCTCCTATACAGTTACCTTTATCTAGTGATCTTATAAATGAAGAAACGCCATACGAACTTAAAGTAGTTCCACTATTATCTAAGGCACTATCTGCTTTGCCTCACATTGCCGAGGCTGCATCTGAATCAGGAAGTATAAAACCATTTATAGAACATGCACCAGATGGTATTACATCTAATCTTTGTGATGCTATTGTTGGTATGCACGAAACAACAACAGATGGACTTATTTCAATATCTATAACATTTTCAAAGAACAGAAGATACGCTCATCCTATTTGTATAAATAAATTTGATAGTACATTTATTCCAATTTTTAAATCAGCATCAGAATATATTAGATCTTCACAACCGCAATCTGATCAACTTGTCAGAGGTGTCATCACAGACTTACATAGAAATGATGGTGCAGATGAAGGAAGAATAACAATATTCGATACCTCTGGTAAACGACCTAGAGCAGTATCACTTACTCTACCTAATGAACAATACGATAGTCTTACAGAAGCACATACCCAACGTTGGGTCATAGAATTGGAAGGAACTTTAGAAAAGCAAAGAAATAGACTATTTATTATTCCAACTTCAGAGATCAAAATATTGAAAGACCCTATCGAAGATTAGAAAACTGACCAATAGAAAAGCCCCTCCACCGCGAGGGGCTTTTTCGTCCCCCGCCGCCTTGACTTTCCCACTACCCTGTGGTGTGAAAATATAAAAGGATTTTCTATATTCAGAGGAGGAATATATGGGGCTTTTAAATTTTTTATTTGGTAAAAAGGATAATACCCTTGCTACCGTAGTTCCGTCTCAGGTAACTGAGACGGAACGAGAAGGGAAGGAACCACCTGAAATCAAAAATAGAATCAGAGAAATATCGTGGAATGCTTGGAATAAGCCAAAAGACGGAACCATCTTCATGGAATCCATGAAGATTACTGGCGTTACCTTCAACAATGAAGACGGTGTGAGTCGGCAAAAAATTCTTTCGCATATGCAGTCTGGAGAATCTGTTGACTTGATACGTGAACCAGATCACCCAGAAGATCCGTATAGTGCTGTTGCTGTTGTAGGAGCTATGGGGAAGATCGGCTATATTTCACGAGATAAAGCTGTTTTTGCTTCTGATTTTCTTGATAATGGCTTTTCGTATTTGGCAAAGATTGACGGGCCTTGGGGAGGGCAAGAAGGAAAAAACTACGGTGCAAAGGTCGATGTACACTTCATGCCCCCTGAAGGGTCTACAATTATTCGAACAAAAGTCATTGGCATTACTGGATATAACGAGGTGGGGGAAAGCAGAAAGGAAAATGTCGAAGAATTGGAAGAAGGAGCCTTGCTTGATCTTCAATGGGAAGAAGATCCGATAGAAGAAAAATTTGTTGTCCGGGTTCTCCCCGATTCTACATCCGCCGATATTGGAAAACTCGGCAAAAAAGATGCTGCGGTAGTTTTTCCTTTGCTGAAAGCAAACTATAGCTATGTAATAGCGGTGGAAGAAAACACCCCAGAAGAACTGATCGTAAATATTTGCCTTTGGAAGAAACCGAGCTAATCTTGACATTTCACCCTTTTTGTGGCGTTGTATCCGTACGGCCTTCAACAGCCGACATAAGCGGATACCGCGCCCGCAGATGCGGATTTTTTGTGCCCTGTCAAGACTGGCATTGTCTTGGGAGTGGTGTATAATCTGCCCGATATTTGGGCCGGGAGTCCATCCATTATACAATACCCGCAAGGGGAAGGTGTATGGGCCGTTCTTATGGCGGTGTTGAAGCTCCCGGCCCTTTTCTATTCGAGAAGGGAATTCAACAACCCCATAAGGAGGTCACTATGACCGCTTCCCTCTGCTTTAACGATTTCACGTTCTCCCCCGTCACCCACCAGAATAGTCTTTGGATTCGCGCCGTCGAACTCGCACGTGCTTTAGGGTACTCCGGCGAAGAAATGGTATCCCGTCTGTATCGTAGAAACGCCGATGAATTCACGCCCGATATGACGCAACTTATTGAAATCGTCGCAGAAGGCCAAAATGGACTCCCCAGAAAGCTAAGTTCTGGCCGTGCCCGCATCTTCTCCCTACGCGGTTGCCACCTCCTTGCGATGTTCGCCCGCACACCCGTCGCCAAGGCTTTCCGCAAGTGGGTGCTCGACGTCATCGAGCATTACGGCGACCGGGTGCCCGTCGATGCCCAGACGCCACCCACTGGCGCCCTCTCCCGCATCTCCTCCCGCACCATCGCCGGAGAGCTGCATAAGCGCCACTCCACCGTGCTCGACGCCATAAGCCGCGCCGCTGCCGTCTGCCCGCAACGGGACGCTTTCGTCAGGGGGAACTATGTAGACGCCAAGGGCCAGCGCTGCCCGCAGTATATGGTTTCCCGCGAAGGGATCATCTTCCTCTCCCAGAGCTACGCTGCCCGCCAGACGGACGCATGGCGGAACATTCTGGACACCCTGCCCACCGTGCCGGAAGTCGTCACCCGCCGCCCCGTTCCCCAAAGGCTCCCCGGCCTCCCCGCCACGGAACGCCTGTTCGCCGACATCGAAAAAGCCCTCTTCACCCTCGACGGTACTGAAAACTGGACGCATATCACTGTGCGCAGGGAACTGAGCGGCATCGGCTCGGTTCCGTTTGAAGTCGAGAAGGCCATCAAGCACCACATCAACGCCGCCTGGTACAGCCTCGGGCTGGCGCAATCATCGCTCCAGGCCGCGCTCGCACTGCGCAAGCTCGCATAACCGTTAAAACGAAAGGGCCAATACCTTCCGGTTTCAGGCCCTTTCGTTTGTGCTGTTTGTCAAAATTGCACGGTGAGGACTCTATATAAAATTTCTTTTTGTCAATTTTTACTTGCTTTCAATTTTGACATTTGGCAATATTGATTTTGCCAAACGGCACGAGTCGAAAAGTACGCGTCCCCGGACCGGAACAGTAGCCTTGAAGTGCCGCAAACGCAGCCTCAACAAGTACCGAGCACGGCAAGCCGCAAGCCCACGGGAGCGGGAAAGCAAGCGACGGCAGGGAATGAGGTCAGGGATTGACGATTTTCATCACTCAAGCAAAGGACAGCCACCATGCACAAAAGCACTCTGGAAACCCATTCCCTTGACGGCGCAAGCCGGATCGTGACGATGGCCGAACGGATCGCTGATGAAGAAATAGATGTGCTAAAAAAGGAAAACTCCAATACGATTCCCGGTCATTCCCCAGCATGGCATGTCGCCTATGCCGCTGACAACGAAGCGCGCCGGATCGCGAACCTGCAAAAAGCGGCGGCGGATACTGTATCCATGCGGCGGGACGAACTGGAAGGAGCCCTTTCCCCTCTGGTATCGTTCAAAAGCATCATGCACGCAGCTGGCCAATGTTCAACCGACGTCGACGCCGGAGATGTCGCGGACGTGATGGATGCTCTGCTCATGAATACCTTCCACCGGGTCGGCGTTCCCGGTGTCATGGGGCTGTAATTGGGGTTCATGCCCTCTTTTACCTTCACAAGACGGAGCGTGCATGAGCTTGCTTCATCTGGAGACGACTTGATATGGCAGAAGATCGCCTTTTGAAGCTCAAGGATTTCATCGGTCGTGTAGGCGTGGTTTCCTCAACATGGCGGAAGTGGTCACAAGAAGGAAAGGCACCGCAATCCCAAAAGAAGGGGCGGTGCCGGTTCTGGAGAGAGTCTGACATCAACGCTTTCATTGCGGGGAAATGGAAGCCAACCCAACGAGAAAATCAGACCACGCCTGCATCATCTGGCGGCGCTCGGTAATGTACTCCGCCCGGTTGTACGCTGCACGCACCTTGTTTTCTTCAACATGCGAAAGCTGGCGCTCGATGACATCCGGGCGCCAGCCCATTTCATTCAGAAGGCTTGAAGCCATCGCCCGAAAACCGTGCGCCACATGGATACCGTCAAAGCCCAAACTCTTGAGTGCTGCGTTGAGCGTGTTCTCAGAAATGGGCACATCCTTTCTTGCCCGCATCGATGGGAACAGGTATTCCCGATGACCTGTGATCTCATGCAGCTCCTCCAGAATCTCCAATACCTGGCTTGACAAGGGAACCCAGTGTTCCCGCTTCATCTTCATGCGCTCTGCAGGAATCACCCAGAGCGCACCCGCCATATCGAACTCCGGCCACTTCGCCCACCGCAACTCGCCGGGGCGTACGAAGGTCAGAGCCTGCACACGCAACGCCAATCGGACAACAGCCGATCCTTTATAATGATGGATCGCCCGCATCACTGCCGTTGCACCATCCCGATCCACCAATGCCGGAAAATGCCCCTCTTCCCGTGGCGCAAGTGCTCCCCTAAGGTCCCGACAGGGGTCACTGGGGATAAGTGCCGAAGCGACTCCATATCGAAAAACCTGCGAGCAGATCGCGAGTGTCCTGCGGGCCGCCTCCAAAGCTCCCCTCTTTTCAATCGCCTTGATCACGCTCAGGACTTCAATCGGGGTAATGTCCTTCAAAGGGACATTGCCAAGTTCCGGATAAATGTAGCTTCTCAGCCTTTGCTCGACCGTTTCCGTATGACGCGGAGCCCATGTTGCCCGATGAAGCGCAACCCATTCGTCGGCTATGTGCTGAAAGGTTTTCTCCGCATATGCAGTCTTGTTTTTTATGACGCTGGGGTCCCGGCCCGCCGCAACCTGCCTTCGGGCTTCATCACGTTTTTCCCGCGCATCCTTTAAACCAATCTCGGGATAGATACCGAGGCTGATCCGTTTTTCTTTGCCGTTTATCCTGTATTTGAACCGCCACCGCTTGCTGCCGGTCGGCGGGACTTCAATGTACAACCCTTCGGCATCATAAATCTTGTAGACCTTATCCGTGGGCTTGGCTGCTTTGATCCGCGTATCTGTCAGAGGCATTGGGGCAACTCCATGGGTATAGTAGATAGTTGCCCCTATTGTTGCCCCAAAAAAATCGCGGCTGTCAACTTCACTCAACGGCATTCGGCAACACGAAAAAAGCCCCTGAAAGGGGCAAAAAAGAAGTGCCGCCAATCACTTAATGATGCTTGGCGGCACTTGAAATTACTTCTAATGGCGGAGAGGGGGAGATTCGAACTCCCGGTACCTTTTGAGTACACACGATTTCCAATCGTGCTCCTTCGACCAGCTCGGACACCTCTCCGCGTCGTGCAGCGATGTAACTAGCGAAATTCAGGATGGCTGGCAAGCCTTTTTTTGGAAAAATCGACATTTTTTCCACACCACGAACGGCGCTGGGAAATAACATACGATAAATAAAGGTGATTTTATTATCATGAGACTCTAAAAAAATGCGGTTCTCCTTTTTCGGAATGCCGAGTATTCGAATTCGCCGGGAATTTCCTTGACAGTTCATCTTTTCATGGGGCAAGAGTCGAACCAAATTCTAAGGAGCGTCTTCATGTCTGTACAAAGCATCATTCAGCTTCTTGGCGGCGTTGGGCTTTTCCTCTTCGCCATCAAGCTGATCAGTGAGGCCCTACAGCTGATAGCCGGGGACCGATTGCGACAGCTTATCGGAACACTGACCAAAACGCCGATCATGGGCGTGCTGGTGGGTGCCTGCGTCACCGTTCTCATCCAAAGCAGCAGCGCCACCACGGTCATGACGGTCAGCTTCGTCGACGCGGGGCTCATGACCCTGACGCAAGCCATCGGCGTCATTATGGGCGCCAACATCGGGACCACGGTCACGGGCCAGATCCTCGCCATCAAAGTCCAAGACTACGCCTACCTCTTCATTATTATAGGCGTGCTTCTCTCCTTCTTCGGACGCTCCAAGATACAGAAGTACGCTGGCAACGGCCTCTTGGGTTTTGGTCTGCTTTTCGTGGGAATGCAGACCATGGAATCCTCCATGAGTTTCCTCCGGAATGAAAAGGACTTATTCCTCATGTTCAGCCACAACCCGCTCATGGGGGTTCTGGCCGGAACGCTGCTCACCCTCCTTGTCCAATCCAGCGCCGCTACGGTCGGCCTGACCATCGCCCTCGGCGTACAGGGCCTCTTGCCCCTCCACGCGGCCATCCCCATCATCTTGGGTGACAATATCGGAACAACCATCACCGCGGTCCTCGCTTCCATCGGCACGGATCGGACCGCCAAACAGGCCTGCGCCGCCCATGTGCTCTTCAACGTCATCGGCGTATGCATTTTCCTTACCATCCTTCCGCTTTACCAAGAGCTGATCGCCATGACGGCTACGGGCATCGCCCACCAGATCGCCAATGCCCATACGTTATTCAACGTCTTCAACACCATCATCTTCCTGCCCTTCGTCAAGCCGTTCGCGGCGCTCATCCGCAGGCTCCTGCCCGACAAGGCCCATAAGGTCGTCGAAGGGGCCCAATATCTTGCTCCCAAGCTCATCGAAGCCACTCCCGGCATCGCTGTGGAAGCGGTCAAAAACGAATGTGCCTATATGGGCTTTTTGGCCATCCACCTTCTTGATTCGGTTCAAGAAGTATTCTTCAACGACAAGAAAGACCTCATCCCCAAGATCGAAGAAACCGAAGCCAAAATCGACCAACTGCACAAGGCCGTCAAAGCCTATGCCGAAGACATCATGCAGGCCGGGATCTCCGATGACGCGGCCCGCGTGCTGACGCTGTATGTCGCCAGCTCCGGGAACATCGAGCGCATCGGCGACTACGGCAAGAAGCTCCTTGAGTACTACGCGTACCGCCAGAACAGGCCGAAGGATTTCTCCCAGCAGGCCATGACGGAGCTCTCCGGCATGTACGCCGAAGCCCATCACGCCATTGTGACCGCGCTGGACGGCTTCATCAATGACGACCCCGACAAGGCGCGCGAAGTCGCCCCCATCGCCGGGAAGCTGCGCGGCCTCGAAGTCGAACTCCGAAACCGCCACATCCAGCGGCTGGACAAGCAGGAATGCGACTCCGAAACGGGCCTTGTCTATGTGGATATTCTTGGAATCATCGAGCACATCGGCTATCATTCGAATAATGTCGCCAAGGCCACCATTTCCTCCTGCACGGCGGAGCACAAGACAAAGGCGTAACAGATACCAAGAAAGGGGGAGGTCCCAAAAGCCCCTCCC